TCGTACGGGTAAAACCGTCCAGCGAGCCATTCAGACGTGGGAGCGCATTTTCCATCAACCACAAGGTGACTACGACCTGAGCTACGCCCCGACTTGTTCGGGGTTCGCGAGGAAGGTAAAGTTACTCTTAGGGAATTGCCCCGCAGAGGACCAGAGTCAGATCATGGCCTGGCAGTCCATCAAGAAGCTCCTACCCGACTCCTGTCGGTGTATGGAGGCCACGATGCTGACAGACCTGAAGAAGACTCTTTCTCGGCCCCCACGGTCACTCCCACGAGGTTACCTCCGGTTCGTCAGTCAGGAAGTTCGCAAGATCTTCCCGTCTGGCTGGGACCGGGGCCTTTACGAGGACCACGTCGTCACCACTTCACCTCCCCTTTCATCAACTACTGAGTCCTCCAGGCAGGACGGCGGATCTTTGGGATCCGGCATGGATCATTCTTCGTACCTCGAGGCTTGCCTCGGGGATACGGAGTTTGAACTCGATTGTCGGGCGAAAATGATTGTCGTCCAGTCGGCAGGTAAGCCCCGCGCGTTGACCAAGTTTTCATCGGACACTCTCTGTCTACGGCCTCTTCACAAGGCTATTTATGACAGATTGTCCCGACAATCTTGGCTCAACCGGGGCGATGTTACCACCGAAGGTCTGGAAGACTTTAGGTATGTTGAAGGGGAGGTCCTCACCTCTGGTGATTACAAATCTGCGACCGACAACCTCAGCATTGAGGTTGCGGAGATGATCATTGCAACTATTCTTTCCTCTACGGTCTCTGTGCCGCAGTCGGTTATGAAAGGAGCTTTGGATATCATGCGGCCTAATTTGTATAACCTTGAAAACGCTCTAGATTTTGTCCCCCGCGTCGGGCAGATGATGGGGTCTTACCTCTCTTTCCCGCTTCTGTGCATACAGAACAGGATGGCCTTTCTGTGGGCCGGAGGCAGGAACCTTCCCTGCAAGATTAACGGTGACGACATTTTGTTCAGATCCAGTCCTGAGTTCTCTCAGCATTGGATGGACATTGTGTCGTCTTTGGGACTAGAAGTAGAGCGGACAAAAACGAGTGTGTCAGCCGAATACGGCTCGCTTAATTCTACCTTAGTAGTTCGCGAAAGGGGAAAATATAAAGTGCGCCAAACTTTGCGCTTCGGTATGCTTAAGGAATGTGGTGACATCACTTCACTTTGCCGGACTTACGAGGATTTCCTTCGAGGGATCCACGGTCCAGCTAGGTTCCGTGCTGGTTTTGAGTTTTTTAGGTGGCATTTGCCGTCACTTAAGGCTTATCGCCTAACGACGCACGAACTTGGCTTCCGTGGTGAACTTGCGTGGCGATTGACTCGCAAGTGGAACCTCCGTTTCGACAGACCTTCTGAGGTCTTGCCGGATTTAGGTCCCGATCACAACGTAGTCGTCCCTCGTGACGGTTGCACTTTTGTTGATCCGGATACGATCCGAAAAGACGATAGGAAAGTTTCGGCGATGGAGCTGGCCGCGTGGAAGTGGGGCGTGGAATTCGCCTCCCGTTGTAAGCGTTCCGAATTGGAATTCAAGCTCAAGATGTCCTTAATAAGGCAGACTCGTCCTTGCTTCATGCCTTACCTTAGCGGGTTTGGCGAGAGGCATGCGGTGAGTCGGCCGACTTGGGCCGAGACACGTCGCTGGTACCTTGTGCCTCGCGAGCGAAGGAAAGAGACTTTTCCCCTCATGATTGAGGTTGAGGAAGAGTTGCCATCTTACACGGAACACGAAAACGGGACGATACTGATAGACGTCAAGAAAGACAAGTAGGGAACGGACGCGATCCGAGATTGGATCAGTGGCTTGTGCAGAAAGCACTTTCCTAGTAGAAGGGGCGCCTTGGCCAGCAATGGTCAGCTGAAGGAGCCCTGGGAGAGAACGTTAGTACGCCCCATGATCGGGTCGTGGTGAGGCGGCGGAAGCCGCGGCTGCCAAAAGAGAAGATGCAGTGCTCTACTGCAGGACGTAGGCGTGTTGTAGGACACCCGAACCTGTGAATTGTCGCGAC